ATGTTTGATTTCAAAGTTTCTACCCATAACTATTACGACGATGCCTGCCGCAAGTTCGCGTTAACCCACAACATGGAAGACGTTGCGCAGCAGGCAGTCATGCGAGCACAAACGCTGCGTAACAAGCTGAATCCCGATCAGCCTCATCAGCTCACCGTACAAGAAGTGTTAGTGCTTACCGATGTCACCGAAGACGCGACGCTCATTGATGGCTTACTTGCGCAAATCCAGTGCTTACCTTGTGTGCCGGTCAACGAAGTTGCCAACGACAAACTGCCGCTGTATGTGATGAAAGCCACCGCTGAAGTTGGTCAGTTAGCGGCTGGCGCGATCTCCACTGAGCAATTGAGCGCTAGCTGCAAACGTAGCCTGCTGCAAAACGTTAACAGCGGTATTCGTTGTTTAACCCTCGCCGCACTAGCCGTTCAAGCGCGCATACAGGCTAACCCTGCTTTGTCTTCAACTGTCGATGCGATCAGCGGTCTTGGCGCGTCATTTGGCGTGGTCTGAGGTGCAGTCATGATTTCATTTGCTGCACAGCTCAAAAGGCGCAGCCCATCAATGTCTTACGGACATGGCTGGATTTTAGGTGATAACGGTAAGCGCTGGCATCCGGTTAAAGAGGTTTCAAGCGCACCACGAACTCAAGCAACACCCAAGAGAGGCAAATCATGGCTATCGAAGGCGATTCAATGCTTGTCGAACTGAGCGCCGGTCAACGTGTCGCGGCACTCAATCACGTTGCGTTGTTGCGCTCGCAATTTAAGGGCGGCGACAGCGAACAGGATTTATCGCGATTCTTCGACTCAATGCGTGATGTTAGAGACAGCAACTATCAGGACAATAAGCGCGCACTGAGCGCCATCTTTTTCCTGGCAAATATTGGCAAAGACCGACACAGCGCCGATTTTAGCGAATTAAGCACCGATGAAAAAACCGCCGTCATACGTGCAATGAACCAATTAAAAGCTGTCGTGAGTTTATTCCCCAAGCGAATGACTCTCTCTAACTAAATAACCCAATGCAATTAACTGGCGTAAACCCGCCGGGATTCACTTTGCCCAAAAACAGGAAATTACATGCTGAATAATTCATCCCAACCTAAACAAACGGCTTCATACATCGATCTCGACATGATGCTCAATGACGCGCGTAAAGAAGAACGTCGCGATCGTGCTGACCTGATGGTTAATCGACTGAACATGCTGGCCGCAAAGATTCGCCACGACGAATTATCGCCGGTTGAAGCGGCCGAGTTGCTTCATCAGGAAATCGAAAAAATCCAAACGCAAATCGCGGAGGCGCACTAATGGCCGACTCAATGGATATTGTGCAGCAGCGCACCGAGGAAATGCTCGAACGTAATATCGCGCTCATCGTTAACCGTGCCCCTGCGATTAACGCTTCTTTCTGCGAAGACTGTGACGCCCCAATTCCGGAGTTGCGTCGTCGCGCCTATCTTGGCGTTACTCGCTGCGTTTCTTGTCAGGAGATTGAAGAGCAGCGCGTGAAACATCTGCAGGCCAAAGCCTGATGACAGAGAATTATGCTTACCCGTGGAATGCTCCACGGGAAGCCATTGCCAGCCCCTATCCTACTTATAAGGAACTGCGAAGCCGCGATCAGTTGATTGCGGCTTTGGCGCATGCTGAGCAGTTACTCGCTCAGCAGCCAACGCTGATTCAGCTCGATGTCAGGCGGCGCATCGCCGAACTGGAAAAATCACAGGGCATTGCCCGTGCCAATGCGTACTTAACAAAGACTTTTGTTGAGCGCACATTGCCACGCGTCGAATGTGTGAATGCAAAATATCGGCTCGACGAAATGAAGGCCGGCACGTTTAATTTGCTGACAGCAAATGCCACGAAGGATATCGGTGCGGCGAGAGTGTGCGGCGCGCTATGGGAGTTAATGCGTCGTTTTAACCGCTTGCCGGATATGGCTCGCGCCGATGTTGATTTGCTGGCTGGCGACATTGCCAACTTTGCCCTGGCTGAACTGGTGCAGGTGCATGCTCAATCTGACAACGAATCAGATTACAAATACGCGCACCGCATTTACATGACCGCCGCCACCATCACTCGCGAATTCAACCAGACACCGCCGTTATGGGAAAAGGTAACATCCCGATTCTTTGACCCGGAAGAAGTCGCACCCGCGATAATGCGCATGCAAACCGAGAAATGGTGGAAAGGTCGCCTGCGTCGTATAGCGGCTTCATGGCGTGAACATCTGCAAATCGCCCTCGCTAACGTCAGCAAAAAACACACACCCTATGCCAGCAATATGACTGTCTCGGAGTGGCGCGAGCAAAAGCGCCGCACGCGTGAGTTTCTTAAAGGGCTTGAGCTGGAGAATGAGGAAACCGGCGAGAGGATCAGCTTAATCGACAAGTTTGATTCCAGCGTTTCGAATCCCGCCATTAAGCGCTGCGAGTTGATGAATCGCATTCGCGGATTTGAAAATATCTGTAACGAGATGGGCTTTGTCGGCGAGTTCTACACGGTCACTGCCCCGTCTCGATACCACGCCACTATCAAGACCGGTCATCGTAACCGCAAGTGGAATGGTGCCAGCCCGGCAGACACGCAGCGTTATCTGTGCAACGTGTGGCAGAAAATTCGCGCCAAGCTGCATCGCGAAGAAATCCGCATCTTTGGTATCCGTGTTGCCGAACCCCATCACGATGCAACTCCACATTGGCACATGCTGATGTTTATGCTGCCTGAAAATGTTGATCGCGTACGTGAGGTGATCAGCGACTATGCATGGCGCGAAGATGGCAATGAACTTACCACCGAGAAGGCACGCAGAGCGCGTTTTCATGCGGAAGCTATCGATCCCGATAAAGGCAGCGCCACCGGTTATGTGGCGAAATACATCTCAAAAAATATCGATGGCTATGCGCTCGACGGGGAGCTGGACGACGAGAGCGGTAAAGAGCTGAAAGCAACTGCGTCAGCCGTTTCGGCATGGGCAGCACGTTGGCACATTCGCCAGTTCCAGTTTATCGGCGGCGCGCCGGTCACGGTCTACCGCGAGTTACGTCGCATGGCCGACAGCGAAACCGCTCACGGACTCAGCATCGAGTTCGCTGCTGCGCATGACGCAGCAGATGCTGGCGATTGGGCAGGCTACGTTAACGCACAAGGCGGTGCATTTGTACGTCGTGATGAACTGGCCGTGCGCACATGGTATCAACCGAGCGAAGATCTCAATGCTTACGGTGAAGAAACCGTGCGCATCAGAGGCGTGTATGCCACAGACGCTGGCGCAGATACGCCGATTCTAACCAGATTGACGCAATGGAAGATTGTGCCGAAGCGTGCCGTTGATTTGTCCGTTGACCTTAAGGACGCGTCCGCGTCCTCTTGGAGTTCTGTCAATAACTGTACGGCCCCGCCGGATGATGATCCCCCTATCGACTTCACGCGCTCGCCGACCCGTGCCGAGAGAAGACGTATTTTGAAGAGATTGCATGAAAGCACGCCTGCAAAACCGCAAAAAAAACGACAGGCGCCGCTTTCTGATAAATATCGCGATCAACGTAAGCAGCTCAGAGACAGCTTTTATGATGTCTCACGTCTTACCCTTTCCGAAGGCGAAGTTACACGCATGATGATGGGGCACAAGCTCAAAGTTGGCGCGCAAATATTCTGGAGTGGAACAAGCGGCCATCTTTTCGTTGAGCGTAGAAAACCTTCAACAGCCCTGCAGCGGTTTGAGGTATTGGCCGCTCAGCATCGAAAAAGCATTAATGTTCAATAATCCATCGGTCGGACAAATCCGAGCCATACGATGGTTTACGATTTCTTAACGCCATGATACTGTTTATACATACAGTGTACTTTATTGATAAGGAGTTAATTAGCTGATGGACATCGATAATCTGAGCGAGACCGTTGCCAGAATCCAATTTGTAGCCGACGTATCACTCATCGCACACTGCAAGGAAGATGAATTGAAAATGGCACTGTCGATGATCAGTGACATGGCCGGTTCGATTGACACCTCATTTTACCAAGACGCTATTTACTGCCAGGCAGAATGATCGCCTGGAAGTTTCAGAGCTGCGACTAAGCCACCGTTACGGTGGCTTTTTTGATGCTGCAGCAGAATGCATGTAGGTGCGTGATTTCGCATGATCTAAACAGGATCGCTTATCGCCCTTCTGTCCACGGCTGGCGCGGTATGAGGTGAGGCATGCAGATGCATTAAAAACGATGCACGAAGCGGGCAGGCGTGGCGGGGAAAGCATTGCGCGCAGAATAATTGAAACTGCTGTGTGGTTGGTTTGTTCTCGCTATAAATACCGATTTGATGAGATAAGCGTAAACTTTTGATAGCCGCACATAGATCGAGCCGGAATTCATTTCGGCGCTTAAATTGATGGAAACTCAAATCGTGAAAAGAACTTATCTTATCCATTATTAAAGCTCTAATGTTGCAACAAGTTAATGACTAAAAAATAGAATAAAAGTATCATGCGTGTAGTTATGCGTATTCCCTCACCCTCTCATTTTTGTACAACCTTTATTTTTATTTTTTACTTACCAATAATCTCATTGATGATCACAAGCTTCACTGTATTAATAACAAGCGAGCAACCCTCTCGAGAATTGGAAATAAGCGCTCAGGACATCAGCAGCCCTGCTGATGGAAATAAAATTCTGATGCTTTAGTGCAAGCTAAATAAATCAAATAAAACACCTACTGACTGTTGAGATTTACGAAAGATGAGATTAATGACGAGTATATGTATCAATAGGTTAGAAATAACGTTCTTATAGTAGCATTGATGGCCTCTACACCAAGAAATTATTGGATACTTATATAAAGCTTAATATA